CATAGTATTTTCTATGTTGAAATGTTTTTCTGCATTCCAAGTCTTCATGTCTTTTTTAGATTGTTGAGCTAGCTCATGGTAGTGAACGAATGACGATTTACCACCGATACATTTTCTTGCTTTTTGAATTTGATACTTAGCAGAATTTCTTGAGTCTGGCAAAAAGAAACCAATCATGTTAACTCCATAGTGCTCAGAGATAATTCTGTTATACCCTTGAGTCATGTCATAGTGAGCATATCCACTCTGTACTTTATAGATTTTGCCATCTAATTCTAGAGCAGGAGATTTTCCACGTCTTTCATATTTACCGGCAAAATCAATTCCATGTGAATCACCATCTGTTAGAGTAATCAAATTGAGTTTTTGAACTTGGTGTTTAGCCTTAAAAGATTTGATAATGTGTCCCATATTTGCGAGAGTGAGATCAAGTGGAGTACCACCTAAACCTTCTTCACTAGGAACGTACCATGCTCCTCCGTAATAGTGAGATGATGCAGAGGCTTGTAAGAATAAAAACTCTCGGGCTTCAGCCTTTTCAGATTTTTTCATCGAGCTTGAAAGTAATTCGTTGAGTTGCAGATCAGATACATTTGACTCTCCTTCAAACAACTCAGGTCTTTCGACTTGAGAGTTTTTTGAAGTGAAAGAAACAACTTGATAGGGAACTCCGACTCTGTCACAGAACTCTGTAAGATTCAATAGTTGAAGAAGAACACCACTCAATACACCGGCCATTGAGCCAGAATAGTCGACGATAAAAATCATTCCGTGAGACTTGGCATCTGCTAGATTTGTAACTGATGCAAAAATCTGATCGTCATATTTGTATCTGTGAAGCTTAGTCACATCGATTGAACCGGTGCGTGACTCTTGAGCTCGTGAATATTGATATGCCGCCTTGCGTTGTTCGAACTCTCTCACGAGAATGCCAACCTTTTTCTTAGAGTCTTTTTTGAAAGAGGTGTATTTTTCTGATACTTTTTGTTTGGAACCATTAAAGGAATATCCATTTACCTTTTCACAATTCGAGATGTGGTCTTTGCGGTTCTGTATGACTTTTTTGTAGTCATTGAAATTTTTCCAAAAGATGTCTTTTCTAGTTGGGTGAATAACATGCCGACCCTCAAACGACTCTTCGTCAGATTTTTCAAGAGACTGATTGAATTTTTCTAGAGTCTCACTCTTGATCTCTGTAGATTGGTCACCCATTGAAGCACCACTACCAGATGTAGTGGTTGGCTCATTCTCATTGAAGTCTTCTAAATGATCGGTTTGCTTTGCCAACTCTTCGGCCAACTTCTCCATTGCATCTTTAATATCTTCGTCAGTCACTCCTGTTGAAGAGTTACCCTCGTCAGACTCGTCGGAATCTTCTGATGTGACTGAATGTGATTCTGTTCCGTCATCTGAAAAATCGTCGTCATCGTAGTTACCTGTATCAGAAGGATCGTCAGACTCTTGAGAATCATCAGCTGAAGGTTTTTCCATTTGCTGATCGCCATCTGCAGCTTCTTCTAGATCATCTTTCTCATCTTTCTCATCTTGGCTACGTTTTAGAACTTCGTCATAAAGAGCCAAGATGTCGTCAAATGATTTCGCATTGTATGCCTTGTTGTAAATCTCGGTCTCTTCGTCATTTAAAGGGATGTCAACAATAGTACCAACTTTAGCATGAAGATTTAATCTGTCTAGAAAGCAAAGATCAGCAGGGTCTTTGTTGACATTGAAAAATCCGTCATTCCACAATTCAGTATATCCTTGTTTGAAATAACGAGGAAGACCTGCATATGTCTCTTGAATCATACGCTCAATACGAATGTCTTCTAAAATATTGATGATGTCGAAGTTCTTGTACTTCTTTCTAAAATCTTCGTCCCACTCAGGAGTAAAAAGAGCATGTCCGACTTCATGGCCGAGGAGCATGTCATAAACTGACTTGGATTTGTCACTCCAGTCTGGTAGACCAAGTACCCGATTCTTAACGTCGAAATACGCTGTCTTGAAATTTCCGTGATTGACCTGAATATTCTCACGAGCCAATAATTTACCTAGAGCTGATCGGCTCTCTTTTTTTATTAATAATGTATTTGTCATATTTGCTAACCTTACTTTCTATTAATATATTACTATAGTAATAGTCCAATGTAAAGAACAAAATGACTGTCAATGCATTTTAATTTTTAGCTTTAAACCAATAAACCGCAGAGCTTTACACTAAACTGTGACATGTTGTCACTAATTTTTTTTCATTTTACTGAAATTATTCTGCTTTTCGAACTCGATTTTGGCTGGAAATTTGCCATCAAGAAGGTCTTGCTTATGAGATATAATAAATGTATTAGTATCTTCACCAAGAGTATATAGTATTTTTAGCAGATTCTCTACACCATCTGAATCAAGTGACGAATCAAATGTCTCGTCTAACATCAATAGATTAGTATTAGCAGAGTTCTTCATCTTAGCTATTTGACGCCAACTGAATAGTAATGCTAAATCAATTCTTTGTTTCTCACCTTCAGAAAAAGACGGATATGTAAACTCATCACGATATCTAGATTTGATAGTTTCTACAAAATTCTCGTCAAGATTAAATGAAACAAAGAAGTCGAGTACCTGAAGATGTTTATTAATAAGATTATTCATTACTGGCAAATACTCCTTAATAATCTTTGTTTTGATTCCTGTATCCTTTAGCAATTCATAAAGAGCATCAAAGTATGTTTTTGTTTCACTCAAAGAATCTCTTGTTTCAAGAGAAGTAATTTTATCTTCGTTGAGTTTGTTAATTAACTCTTGTCCTTTTGTAGTATCAACAGATGGTTTATTTAACCTTTCAGTTAACGTAGTAATCTTTGATTGCGCTGAAGTAATATTACCAGTTACTCGTGTTAAGTCTCGAGCTTTACTCTGGATGTTCTGAATAAATTCATTTGCAATATTATATTTAGCGTCAGTCTCGTCACATGCAGTTTCACAACCTCCTAGACCTTCTTCTGTTTTATCAATATCTTCATTGAGTTTAGTAATTGAAGATTGTCTTATTTCTTGTGACATCTCCTGTTTACATGTTGGACATGTTGTATTTTCTTCAAAGAATTTTTTCTGATTCTTATAGCCAGATAGCTTACCTTTAATCTGACCACTCAAACCGACTAGCTTTCGTCTATGTACAGACAACTTATCTAACTCTACTTTATCTGGTCCAGGCTCTTGTAGTTCTGTTTGAATCTGAGCCTGTCTAGTTACAAGAGTTGCAACCTCTTTTTCAAATTCTGCGATGTCATCACGAATCTGATTTTTCTTTTCATCGTCAAAAGATGTTAACTCATTTAAATGTTTATTTGATAAAGAAATTTTTTCATTCAACATCTCAATCGCAGTTGCAGTATCTTTTATCTCTGCCTTCAATGCATTGAACTTTTCTTTTAGTATTACATTCATCTTACTAAACACATTAATGTCTAGTAGTTCTTCTACCACCAATCTTCGTTGGTAAGTTGGTAGTTGCATAAAGGGAATAAAGTTTGACGACCCAAGAACAACTACCTGATGAAATGATTTGTGGTTTAACTTAAGAACATTAGTCTCTAATAGTTTTTGATAATCACGAGCATGTGACTCTTGATTAAGAAGTTTACCATTCTGATATATCTCAAAGATGTTTGGCTTTACACCACGAATAATTTTATATTCATTTCGTCCTACTGAAAATTCAATAGTGGTTAATAGTTGTTTATTATTAATAGTATTAACCAATTGTCCTTTATTGATTCCTCTATGTGGTTTACCAAATAGCGAAAAGGATAATGCATCAAGCATTGTCGATTTACCAGAACCATTATGTCCTACTACCAAGGTAGCCTTATCCTTATTTAAATAGATTGTGGTTTCTTGGTCTCCTGTTGAAAGGAAATTCTTATATGTTAATTTTTTAAATACTATCATTAGCCTGAGCTTCTACATATAATTCTTGTAGCATTTTCTTAAGTTTATCATTATCTAAATTTGTTTCAGTTGCATCTACATATTCATTTAACAATGTCTGTGTATTAGCGGTTGAAATTTTTTCATCATCAACAGAATCACCTGCGTATTCTTCAAAGGTCTCTATTATCTTTACCTCGTATGGATTAAAATTATATACCTTTTCAAGGAATTTGTCAAACTCAAAAAGGTCTTTCTTGGAAATAACTACAATCTTAATATACTTTCCAGCAACCATGTCTTCTCTTAATTGGATCGGCTGATCGTCATCATAGGTGAGTCTCTGATATATAGTATAAGGATTTCTAACTGCAGTCATTTCACGAGTATCAGTATCAAAAATATGAAAGTACTTTGGATCGCCTGCATCATTCCAAGTTAGCTCTAACTGAGTACCAAGGTATGTCACATTATCCTGTGTCGACTTTGTATGATAGTGACCAGAGTAAACAGATTCAAATCGTTTAAAAATCTTTCTATCCATACCATGTGATTTAATACTAGCATTACCCATGTATTTAAATCCACCAAGTTCGAAGTGACCCATAATAATATTTGACTTACAGGTCTCTAAAAATTTCATAACAGACTCTTCGTTGTCGGGGCAAATCCAAGGTACCATACCAACCGTCATATCACCACACTTTAGGTCAATTGGGTCTGGGTATATACTCACAACATCATTATATTCACACAAACATTCTTCTAATGAATTGAGACTATTTGTATTCTTATAATAGACATCGTGATTACCAGGTATAATAGACATCTGTATACCTTTATCACGAATCACATCGAGAAACATTTTCTTGTTTCGATTCAGAGCTTTGAAGTTGATATACTTCCGATGTTCAAAATAATCACCTAAGTGAAGTATGTCTGTAATATTATTTTCCTCTAGGTATGGGAAAAATATTTTGGAGTAAAAGTCTTCTGCATTGTTCAGAAAAACCTCACTACCATTCTTGACACCACAATGGGTATCATTCAAGATTGCGATCTTCATAATGTATTAGTCCTGTAAAAAGGCGTCAATTGGTCCTACTATTGTTTTCTTCTTAGCTTTGTTTTTTATCTTCTTTCCAAATTCTTTTAGCTTATTATCTCTATCACGAATTTGAGCGGATTTATATCTGATACGATCGACGATGTTATTTGAGTCTGGGTGTTCTCCGAAATCAGCGAATGCTGAATTTCCTGCATAGTCCATGTATAGTTCTTTGATATCTTGTTGTCTTTTCTCTTTAGCTATTCTACGAAGAAAAGCATAATAGGAAATCTGAGTAAAATATGCAAAGGCATTTGGAAGACCTGTTCGTGTAGCTTTATTAATATCGTAATTCATAATAGCTTTGATACAATTTTCAACTGCATCCATTACCATCTCTTCACGATAGGTATAGCTTACGAAATTAGGCTTATGCGATAGTCCTTCAGAAATTTTAAGAAAACATTCACCGATATAGTTAGTAATAATAGGTTCGTCCTCACCAGCTTCTCTTGCTTTAACCACTGACGTTACATAGTCAACTACAGATTGTGAAAATTCTTTATTATTGACGTAGTGTTCCTTTTTACGTCTTTCTCTTTTCTGTTTAGGTTTAGTAACAGTTTTTGTTTCTTTTTTCATTATGTATATAATATATCATAAGATTAGCGTAATGTAAAGATAAATCTATAAAAAATGTATTATTAGTATTTTTTATCTTTACATTGTTGACAATATCTTGTATAATAGTTTAGTACCCAACCAAAGAAGGATAGTATTAGTATCTATTCCATGGTGAGTTTTTCTCTTCTTTCTTCATTGAGTATGGTTTATTAAAATCAAACCCCTTTGAATTTCCATTATCTACTTTCCAGCTTTCAGTTTCATCTGGCTCAAATTCTTCTTCTTCTTCCTGTTGATTCATAGTATCTTTAGAATCAACTACAGGAAACATTAACTTAATAATTTCATTTAATTCTGCATTACTTAATACATTCTGTAATGAGTTTAGTATATTAAAGTGAAGATAGTTATTCTTTAATTTCATTGGTGCAATAGCTGTTGCTACAACATGTTCATCTTTTAAGGTGACCGCTGATGATGGATCTGTAATGAGATATTGTGTAAACTTATATTTACCATCTTTCTCTATAATCCTTACAGGGTTGACAATAAAAAGCATTTTAGCAGCTTCATCATAGTCTACCTCTTCGGCCATTATATAATTACCATCACTTAGCCTATATGTGTAAATCTCTGACTCTGGTTCTTGTTCGAATAAACTCATAGTGGTATCTCGTGGGTTTGGAAATGAAACTTTTCTTTTGCATATAGTTTGACTCGATCAATAGCATGGTTTAGAGTATAGTTTTTTCTATTCTTCCACGAGATGTCATCGGCTATATCATAGATTGTTGTCATTTGGTTATTGTCGGCTTTTCTTAATCCTCTGCCTATCGATTGTAGAACTCTTATCTGAGACTTGGTCGGTGAAGCAAAGATTATATTATGTAGATTTCTTATATTTATACCAGTAGAAAAGGTTCCTACACTGGCAACGATAATAGCATTATTTTCTTTTTCAGTGAGTTCTCTTATTCTCTCACGTTCATCCGCACTCACTTCTCCAGCAACAAAGAAAACCTTTCTATCTTTTGCACGATCCGATATATCCTTAAATAAAGGTTTACCATGTTTAACCACATAGTTATAAAGAACCAGCGTATTTCCTTTTTGGTCTAGAGCAAGATTACGAATAAAGGCATTTCTTTTCTCGTGTGAGACTAGCCATTCAATTTCTTCTTGGTATTTCTTTTTGCCAAATTCTTTTCTTGCCTGATCGCTATACTTAATAACCAAAGACTCAATTTTCATCTTTGCTAAAGTATCTGAATCCATTAGAGCTTTTGTAGTAGTTACTTTATAAACTGGTCCAAAGCAACCTTCAAGAACTAATTCGTGAACCTCTGATCCATCCAGAGTTCCTGTGGTTCCTATTCTTAACCATGCATTCTTTAGCTTACCCATAATAGTAGTTAATGATTTAGCTTTAAAATTATGAGCCTCATCTCCAACTATCATTTCGTATTCTTCGAACCATGCTGGTGGTAATTTATAAACAGACTGCCATGTAGAAATAACAACCCTTTGGTCTATGTTGATTTTTTCTTTGCCAGAATAAATCTTATGCATAGAGTCTTCATCAAACCATATATCATTCGTTGAATAATCAATAAAGTCTTTATACATCTGTTCAACTAAAGAAGTAGTAGGTACAATGATAAGACATTTCTTTTCAGAGTTTTCAAGAAACCATCGCATAATAGCATAAATGATTAATGACTTACCAGAACCTGTCGGTGATATCAATACCGATCTCTGATTACGTAGAGCATGCTGAATAGCATCTACCTGATAATCTCTTGGCTCGATTTCATCGCCACCTACAGTCAATGGTAATTCATCTAAAAAATTCTTACAATCAATCGCAACTTTTTCTGCAGCGATTTCAGAAGGTAGTTCTACTTTATAGCCTCTTTCTTCTGAAAATCTTAATAGTTGTTCTAATAGACCATGAGGAAGACTTTGATCTCTCATGTTAAATAAACGAATCTTACCATCCCATAGTTTGTTGCGATATGCTGGCATAAACTTATACCCTTCCGCAAAGAATGTGAAATGTTCACTAAGTTCTCTTAATGCGCCAGAATCATCTGACAATATCTTGAGAGATACTTCGTCTTTTTTAACTACCTGAAACAAACTTTTTCCAATCTATAATGTTCTTAACATGCGTATGTCGCCATCTAAGGTTATTCATTATTTCTTCAAGCAGATTAGAAATAGTCTTTTGGTATTCTATTTTCTGTTTGATCATAACTATATCCTTATCAGAGTCTGTATAAAAAGATAGCTCAGACTTTAGAGGTTTAGTAGCACCACCAAACGGGTCATACTTCCAGCCTCTGATATCCATCTCTTGCTTGGTCATCTTACCAGTGTAATACAACCATTTATCTTTTTTCATCGAATCAAGGTCACTATCTAACCTAGCTCTTTGTAGCCGGTTGATGTTCACGAGTTCTAAATACTTTGCATGGAACTTCGAGCATTTCTTTGTTTCATCGTCTAATGCAAGGTCATCAATTTCACAATCAACCTTCCACATATTCATAATATCATCTAATGTCATAATATATATTTATATCTATTTAATTATAGTAAATCTGTCGTATCTAAATGTGATATCTGTTTGTAGATATTCAATGTCAGTTGCATTAGTAGAAAATTCTACTCCACTCAATGATGTAGGAAATACATTTGAGAACTGAATCTGTTTGTTCGACGTATTGTTATTCGATAGAATAGAAAGAATCATGTCGTGTACTTCTAGCTTTTTCTCATTGTCAACCATCCATTGTAATAGCTCAGTATAGTTAGCCATAGTCTCGTCGATTGCGAATCTCATAGTAAGAGAATCAAACTGAAGAGTATCACCAGGAGCAAAACCAACTGCATTCTTATAATTGACCTGCGTCTCTCCTAAATTAAGAGAAGGCAAAGAAAACGAAGTTATAAAAAATTCTGTGTTTGAAAATTTCTCACGATTGATCGTTAGCCTAAATCCATTAGGGGCTAATAGATTCATATTTGAAGTTAAATTACTA